GACAGATTGAGGTTTGTTCCCTGCTGCTTTTAACACACTTTGTATGTATTTACTTTTTGCCATGTGTTATTTATAAGGATTGTTTGAAAAATATAGAAAAAGTGCCTCTATAGGGAATAGAGGCACTCAATGTACTACTCAGCTAGTTTTTCAAAGTATGCTAATGTGTCATCTTCTTCAACCACAGGTGTTTCCACTTTTGTAGTTGTAGGTTTTGGTGCATCAATTTTAGGTGATGCGATAGGTGCATCATCCATTGTATCAGCTACATTACCAACTTTCACAGTTCCAGAAAGAACTGCATCAAGTCTTGTTCTTAACTCGTCATAAGACTTAAAGTTTGTTGGAGCAGTAAACTCTGCAAGAGAGTATTGACCTTTCCAAACTTTATCTACTGCTTCATCATCTTCAAAAAGTTTTGATGTATCTTCAAACTCTGATTTATCATAGTTCCAATAACCATCTACTTTTCTGATTTTAAGTTTAAAGTTTGCACCTTCCCAAAAATCAAATGGGTTGATTGCTTTTTCATCTTCAAACTCAGGTGACATAGCGGCAGTAATTTTGTCAAATATCTTCTTACCATATCTGAACAGAAATACTTTACCTTCGTTTTCTGGGTGTTTTGTATCACTTACTACATAAACATTAGAGAAATATTGTAACTTTCTTTTTTGTTTACGAGCAATCTCTTTGTCAGATTCTAAACCTGTATTCCACAATGCTGTATTGTGTTCTGATACAGGGTCTTTCTGATTAAGAGTTGTAAGAGAGTTTTCTATATACCATTGACCTGTTGGGCCTTGAAATGCATGATTCCAAACTTTCGCCCATGGCAAGTCTTCACCTTGAACTGCTGGTAAGAAACGAAGTACTGCATAACCATTACCAGATTTATCTAGTTCTGGTTTCCACAGTCTTTCATCTACATATGATTTTTTCTCTTGAGGTTTGGTTTCACCTTTAGCTGCATCAAGCAACTTATTAAGCGAACCACTACTTTTTAGACTATCTAAAGACATCTTTTATCTCCTTTCGTATGTTGTCGTATGTTAATTTGTATATCTTTACTACACAACTATTTATAATAGTTATTCTGGTCATTATACTAGGCCCTGACATACTTTGTCAAGTGTTTTATAATTAATTCCTTTAACATTTTTTATCTGTAATTTGTTCTCGTTATTGTGGTCATCTACCCAATGAAACTGAGTATCTGGAAAGTTCTTAAATATTTCAATTAATTGTACTAACCAATTATCTACATTAAATCCTTTTGATTCTTCTGGTAGATAGTTATCTGTTCCCTTATAGATGTTATTCAAAGGTTCATCATAACTACTTAAATCAAATCCTAACATGTAAACATCACTTACACCTTCTTGACATGCCAAATACATTGCAGTTGCTCCAGCACACCATTCTTTAGGATAGTTTATATTTTTAATCTTATCATTCTCTTGTAACCATGTAACATATAGACCTACATTCTTGTAACATTTTCTTTTTACATCTTCTTTGTCAAGGTATGGAAAGTTCTTTATCATCTCTTGATAGTTTCTCTCTGCATCTATTGCTTCTTTTCCTTGTACAACACAAATATCACTATTGTTTGGATTGTCAGTTTGAAAAACTAGTTCTCGTGGATAATTCATCATTAGAAACTCTGGATGAAATTGTTCTAGTATACTCCAATCTGCAAACCAACAATTGTTCTTAGATGTATATCCAGACTTGTATATCTCTTGTTGTATTCCATAATCTATGGCAACTAGATTATCAAGTTTACAATCTCTGTAAGCTGCATTACAACCCCATGTAGTAAATCCTTTATACTCTTTAGTTACATCCCAAGATTTTCGAGATTCACCATTTCCATAAATTATTGCTTTACTCATATCACACCATTAATCCTTTTAATATTAATTTAAAACTATTGATGTCAAACTTTAAAAATGATTTATAGTCATTCATAAGTTTATAAACATCTTTCCAAACATAGTCATCAACAAGTTTTGTATTCCACTCTTTATGAAAACTCAATATACTATCTAATATAACTAAAGTTTCTAATGAAACTCTTTTACCAAGATAATCTTTTAACAATTTAGGGTGTTTGTTTTTAGATACGGCAACCAGATTTTTATCTAGTATTGGCTCTATCTCTGACTTAAATGTATAAGTCAAACTTTGTATTTTCTTTTTCCACCCTATAAAGTTTTCTTCATCAAACTTGCCAACCCAACCTTTTGGATGTATCAAAAAATTAGCAAGTAAATAATCTTGTACATCTTCTTTACTTTTGTATTTGTGAGTTAATTTAACAAAAAAAATTCTATCATTCCTTTTATAGAATGAATCTCTTGATACTTTAGATTTACCATTATATTTTACAAAATCGTAATCACTTTTATCAAAGTGTGCCTTCATAGCACAATACATTAAATATGCATCTATTGGTTGCATTACATAGGTAGTTTAGCAGACTTAGGTAAATAATTCAAATCCCTTGCATTTGCTTCTACTTTTTCTTTTAAGTTTTTTGTTAATAATTTTGCTGTACTTACAGGTTCAATACCCAACTGTTCACAATAGATAGATATTGCTTCTAAGTGTGTAACTCTTTTGTGAAAAGCAATCTTTTCTATTTCCAAAGAGAATGTCTTTGGTGTGTGTGATGTTGTGTCTGTCATTATACACAACCTGTTGGTTTTGGAAGACCACCATATTTTGCAATTATTTTCATAGGGCCTGATTTAAAGACTTCGTATAATTTACTTGCCTTCCTATCCATACCAAACTCTTTTGCAAAGACACGAACAGCAGGAACTGTACCTGTTTCATTGTACATTTCTTTTGCTTTGTCTATGTATGTTTTGATTTCTTCGGTAATTTCCATACCATCAGATTCTGCCATTTGATACATGACTTCTTCTGACCAATCATTTGTGTTGATAAGAAATCCGTCACCGTCTCTATTTAAATCCATAATATACTCCTAAATTTTCACCATTATAATACACTCAAACATGTATTGTCAAGTTTTTTTTAATTATTAAAAAGCAGCACTAGAACCACAACCACAAGTAGATTTTGCATTTGGGTTTTTAATAGTAAATGCACTACCATTTAGTGGGTCATTAGTGTAGTCAATTGTTGCACCTTCAAAATACATGCCACTCATAGGGTCTACTAGAAGTTTGACTCCATTAGTTTCAAATATCCAATCGTCATCTTTTATATTATCTAAGGTGAATCCATATTGAAAACCAGAACATCCACCACCCTGTATAAAGGTACGAAGATTAAGACCTTCTTCCTCGTCTTCTAAGATTATCTTTGCTTGGTCAGCTGCACTCTCTGTAAATATCATTTCCATTAGTTGTACCACTCCTCTAAAGTTTCTTCTAATAATGGTATGTATTCATGTTTTTCCTTAACAAACTCTTGTACTGTACCATTTTCTGTCACTACTAAAATTACTATTTGATTGATAGGTATTCCTGTCATTTCCTCAAACATTTCAGCATATGCTGCTGTTTGAATATAGTAATTTTCATTATAAGAATCTTTTCTTTCATTTGTAGATGTTTTAAAATCTACGATTGATAACTGATGTGCATAGTTTGCTATCAAATCTACTCTACCTGCTAACTTATATTTATCAGAATACAAAGTTACCTCTTGTGCATATACATCAGTTATATACTCAAACTTTTTATTTTTCAATTCAGTAAATAAAGTATATGGGAAAAAATCTTTCTTATGTTTATCCCAAGTTTCTCTACTGAAATCTTCATTCAACCAATCTTCGCACATCTTGTGTACTTTCGTACCTCTAGTTGCAGCTTTGTTACATATGTAATTAGCAGTTTTCTCACCTACCCTTTTACGCCACTTCATCAATCCTTCTTTACCTCTAGGTGATAATACTGTAGTAATTGAAGGATAATGATTTCCCTCTGGTGTTACATAATGTCTCTTACCATCAACTGTTTTTGTTTTTAATTCAGGTAAATAATGTAACCCATCATTTAATTTAATTTCATAATTTTTCATAATTTATTTAACTCCTATGTTACTAGCAATCATAATTCGTTTTTCTTCGCAATCACATGGTGGAACAGAATGTTTAACTATGCCAGGAAATACAATCAACTCACCTTCTTTAGGTTGAATAGATAAATCCCCTTCTGGGAAAACTAATGGTGATGCACCTTTCGGCATACAAATATAATAACACCAACCATAAACACTACCAACATGATTATGTTCTTGAACCCAATCTCCTTTACCATAGATAGCACCCCAACACTTTCGAGTATAAAACTTTGGTGGATTGACTGAATTCTTTCTACCAGATGATTCAAGAATAATATCTAAAGCTTTATCACATAATTTTTTTGCAATATTATTATGTGTGTGTAATTGCCAATCAGACATAGATGCTTTGACAAATGTTTTACTTTCCTGTACATCACCTAAACTAATAATATATTGTGCCAGAGTATTATTTTCTTCTGGTGTTAATAGATTCTCTTTTTGAATAATAGGAATCTGTATACTAAACTCATGTGTAGGAATTTTAACTCTTTTAACACGATTAAGAAGACCCATAATTTATACTTCATGCCATTCTTTATTTTCAAATAGTAAACCTTCTGCTTTTCTTCTTCTGATTAAACCATCTAGTGTTTTACCACCTGCCTTATTCCATCTTTTCATTTCAGAGGGAACTGAATCATAATCTGATTCATTTAATTTTTTCAACATAGTTGAACTTCTTAAATTACCAACACCTAAATTAAATGTCCATGCAACTAAAGCATCAAACTGACTTTGATTTAATTCAACCATTACATTGTCATCAACATATTTTTCAAACTTTGCAATGTCTTCTTTTAATAATTCATCAGCAACATCTTGTGTAATCACATCAGTTTCTAATACTCCACCTGTATGACCATAACCTATTGTCAATACATTTGCAGAACATCTGTATGATTCTAATCTACAACCTTCAAATTTCTTAATTAGGGCTAATCCCTCTTGACTGCATTTCATAATTCAACTCCTATACCTTGTTTAGTTTTTTCTATAAGATAACTTCTCACAAAACCAGACCTTACAATATCTGGAATTTCAAACTCTACACAATTAAATTCATTCATATTTTCTAGAACTCTTAAAAAATCGTGTAACCCATTTCTCTCATTCGTCTTTGTCAAATCTGTTTGACTAAAATCACCACAGAAGAATATTTTTGAATCTTGTCCTACTCTTGTAATGATAGTATCTAATTCATGGAAGTTTAAGTTTTGACATTCATCAACAATTATAATTGAGTTATCAAATGTTAAACCTCTAAGAAAAGAAGTAGATACAAAGTGTAAACTTCCTTGTCTTTTAAGTGCATCATATAATCCTCTAAATGATTCTTCGTTTGGTTGTTTGAACATGAACTGTACCATGTTNGCATATGGAACTTGATACAATGCAGCTTTGTCTTCTTCATCGCCTGGCAAGAATCCAATCTCTCTTGTCGGTATGAGTGAACGAACAATTACAACCCTGTCAAATGGTGTTTCATTATTTAANACATCTTTTAATGCAAGATATAATGATACAAATGTTTTTCCTGTACCAGCACATCCAAAATAAAAACCATTCTTATCTGCTTTATGACCTTCAAATACTAATTTTTGATTATCTGTAATTGGTTCAATCTTTACCAATTCATTTAATGTAATCTCTTTCTTCTTTGACATTTATACACATCCTGTTGGTTTAGGTAATCCAGCATACTTACATGCTTGTTTGGCAGGTCCGTAAGGGAATAACTCATATAGATATTTACTATTTCCTTTTTCCTTACCTAATCTTTTACCGATTTGTTTTGTTAAAACTCTAACTGCTGGTGCAATTTGATATTCTTCATAATACTCACGAAGAAAATTAATTACTTCCCAATGATTTTCATTTAATGGGGCNCCATCTANTTCTGCCATTAATTCAGCAACATCAACATCCCATGTATTTAAATCTTCTAGATATCCTTCTTCATCTACTTCGTAACTCTTACCATTAACTTCTATTGCCATAATTTTTCTCCAATAGTACAGCTTTATGCTTAACATAACCTTTCTTGTCTTCTTTTTTTCTGTCCTTTTCTACTGTTGCTTTACAGAATTTACGAAGATGTTTTGCTACAAAATTTCTCATATTCTTAATATTTATAATAGTAGTAAGGCGTTGAACCATTAGTATCAAAGATATTAGGGTGGTTCATAAGAGCTCTACGATATGGTGTCCACTTAATCCCTCTACCCCAACCTAATCTACTTATAATGTCTGCCTTAGATTGTTTGCCGGCAGTTTTAATCCATTCAACTATCTCTTTAAATTTATCAGTATCCTTGACTGCACGAGTTTCCATTACAAGTCTATCAATGTACATGGACATTTCCATCATTTTGTTTTTGTACACAAGCTTGTTTCTCATCCAGTCAAGTGCCTTAGATGCTTCTTCATTTCTGTACTCTGGGTCATCTAAGTATGTGTTTAATAATTGAAGTGCTGTATAGTCATCTTCAAAGAAATCACCCATCTCATTTAGTTCATGGTAGTAAGTATCATCATACATGATATAAGGAACTCCATTCATCATACCATCTGTTGTTGATACACTCCAACCACCATATGATTGTTTAGGTGAGAATCCAACATAACACTTTTGTAATTCTTTATAATACCATTCTTTATCACCTTTTGTGGTTATCATATACTCACGAGTTGGGTTCGGTAACAACGGCACCCATACTTTAAAGTCTTGTCGCATTTTATATAATTCATCACACACAGCAACAAACTCTTTGAAGTGTTTATAAGTATCTGGTCTGTGATTAAACACAATAATCTTTTCTGGTGTTTCATTTATTTCATCTATGATATCTTTTTCATCAACACCTAAATGTTGTGGTACAAGTATATCATTTAATTTTATAATCGTATCATCATTAAATGTTTTTTTAGCCTGATTNATTACTAAATCTTTTTGATGTTGTGTGTTAAGATAACATNTTTCATATTCTAACACTCCTGTAATCTGTTGTATAAAACTATCCTTAGACCAACCTACTACATCTTTGACATCCCACCAATGACAATAACCAAAAAACTTTGGTTCATGATGTGTTACATTGTACATAACATTTTTAAGTGCATGTGTGTGTTCTGGCAAGTGTGACATTACTAAATCAAAATCTAACTCTTTACTTAATATTTCTTTTATTCTAGGAACATCAAAATGAGAACGCATTGTTGGTGGATATGTTGGAACAGGAACAATGTATTGTGTTACATTTTCAAATTGTAAAGATGGTACAGAACATGGCAAAATAAGATAGAAGTACAAGTCATCACGAATTTCATTCAGTAAAGAAATCTGTTTCTTAATAACTTGTATGTAACTATCTTTTTCTAAGTCTGCTTGGAATGTTATGTTTGGGTATACCAAAACTCTAACAGTCTTTTGTAACTTATCTTTTTTGTCAACTTCAAATAGGTTCATCTTATTATGTCAATTTTGTTCATGGACTCAGCGTTCCATATCTCTAGTTCTGTACGAACTTTCTTTTCTGCAATCATTTTTTCATATCGTTTACCAGCTTTCTTTTTCCACCATGCAAAGATACCTTCAAGTTCAAACCTATCAAAGTTCTCTGCCTTTGTTAGAACATCTGCCTTTCCTAACAACACATCTTTGACATTTGCATATCCATACTCACCCATATAAAATCTTTTCTGAGTAGTTACACCACCTGCTTTTTCCATTGCAGTATTAAACATCTCATATGCTTTTGTATCATGTTCTTTCAAACTTGCCTTAACGACACCTACCATCTTAGTTTGCATCTTGAGTTTTCTTGATGATGCACCTTTATGGATTAAATCTTCACCACCATTCTTNTCTGTAAACCAATCTCTCATNTCAAAATATATTTCTTCACCAAGTGTTAATAAAAACTTAGATTGTGTATCACCTTTATATCTTAGATATGGTCTCATACCATCATACATNGATGAACCTTTGATGTTACCATAGAGAGATGTTGTTTCAAACAAACAAAACTCTGTATCATACTTTTGATTTAACATTCTACGAACTGCATGTGAATTACAAAGTGCAGCCATCAGTTTACCACCAAGATAATTATATCCAAATGGTTGAACAGGTACAATATTGAAACCCATGATGGCATGTTTGTTAAAGATAGGTAAATCTGGTGTACCACCCAAGTAATCATTACGAGGTTTAGAATTAATTAATGGTGAACCTAATTTAATAAATCCAACAATAGTGTTTGTATTTGTTTCTTTAACAATCAGTTTCATTTCTTTGCCAGGCGCTTGGTCTGGTGAAAATGAGGCAACCATTTCAAGCATGGTATCAAATGTTTTTGATTGCATCTGCACGATTTCGAAGTTCATATCTTCTGGATGCATATCATATGCTTGGAACATGTCATCTTCTAGACCCATGCCAGGCAATGCTTGAGGTATGTTTTTTACTCGTTCAATCTTTCTAGCACGAAAGTAATCATCAATACGCTCAAAGTCCTTAAAGTATTTGATTAACTTTGTAGCAGAATGTATAGCGTCTTGTTTATTCAATAGTAACATAATATTATAATATAATAAGTAGGGGTCAACTAATCCCTCAGTCAACCCCCTGTGTATAATTTATAGTTAAATTAATTATAACACAATAGTATTTATTAAAGTAGAGTGTCCTTGAGGTTATATTTACCAACTACTTTATCTGATTGTACTTCTTTTGCAGTCTTTCTAGAAAATCTATCTGCCAATGGCGTATTAGGATTCTTATCTGCAATCTTTTGAAGTGTTTCTTTCATACCACCATCCATTTTCTTGATGATATGGTCACCCACAAAATGAGGAGCAGTTAATACTTTCTCTATGTGTGGATTGTTTTCTAGATACTCTGGTTTCTCTGCAATCTTCATTATCTTATCGAAGACTTCACCTGTATCTTTATTCTTAAATGTGTATGTCGGCATTTTTTTCCCTGTACCATTCTGGTTTTGTTCTGTTTTTCCAAGTAGCGAATCCATTCTTTTCATTTATATAGTAGTTCTTATATGCCTCTATAGGATTACCAACTACTTTACAATACTCTGGCATTGCTTGAGGTACTTCTGTCAAACCAATGTCTTTAATATTGCTTGGTGTCTTTAATAATTCCAATGATGGTTTAGATGCACCATGTATCTTTCCATATCTATAAGTATACTCTGCAAGACAAGCCACATAAATCTTATACATCAAACGGTAATTTGATTTACTTTCACGCACCCACACATTACAAGGATGATTCACATGACTCGCCTTATACAGTATACTTTCTCTTTCATCAGGCATTTTCCATCTTTTGATTCTATGATTATTTTTAGTTCTACCTTCGTACAATTCACCATCCAACACTCTGTGTGCTGTAGATAGTAATTGTGCATATTCAGTTGCCATCTTAACTACATGTTTATCAACATGCATTTTGATGTTTTCTATTGGGTCTTTATGTAGATAAAATATATTCATTCATCAGTTCCTTTACTTTTACTAGGTTTTTGTATTGTAACACATTGGCACTCATACTGTCAATAGACCCTTTAATCAGTCCTAAATCGGTCTTTAAGACCTCTTTTAGAGGGTATATGTCTACATGTATCAAGAAGACTGCTGTCGTGTCTTTAATAACTGTCATAGTCCTTTCGTGTTCAACTCTAAAGGTTAAATCATCCAAACTATCAAAGTCTGGTTTCTCATACAATGGGTGATTACTATATCCATCTAGTGATGTTATACCCCATGTATATCTTTCAAATGATTGTCCACTTGTCATAGCTCTCATGATACCGTCAGATGCACGAACTAGTGTTTCATTGTCTGCAATAGGTTCATGTAATTCTGCAAGAGTCTTTCCTACTTTTTCTCCAGCGTTCCATGATGATGGAAATGCCACAAAACACGACTCAAGTTTCCCATTATGCATAATTACAATGTCGTCTTCTATGGCTAATCCCAACTGTTGTATATTCTCACAATCAATTAAAACTCTGTAATCACTTTTTTGATTAAACAATCCTAGTTTTTGTGCAGTCTTAAATACTAATTCTTCTTCTACTGCAAGTGGTGTTTCAAACCAAATATTTTTACCTAGATTATCTAGCTCAATTCTTTTTTGTGATTGAATAAAAACATCAGTATCGTTTGCATTAAATGTTGGTCGTTCACAAGGTTTAAAAACAGGTTTCATATCAAACGGCGTTCTAATTACATGTTCTAACATCACTTCTCCCAACGATAAAATATATGGTCCTCAATTTCTATAGTTTTTGTTTTTGTTTTAGCCCAAGATGGTCTTACATAATCTGCATGATAATGTGTTGCACCATCTGTAATATCAAGTAACTCATGGTTTGGTTGACCTTGTACATCATAGATATAATTTACTAATTCATATATCTCATTATAAATTTTTATATTTTTAGGTTTGTCTGATTTACCATCACAAAACCAACTGAACTGACACTTGTTTCGAATAGGGTCGCCACTTGCATATGTTAAACCTTGTTTAACAACTTCACATACTGTGTTTGGAAATCTTTTATCGTCTACACGATTTTGTGTAACTTGTGCAACTGCTAACCAACCAGCTTGACCTTGACCTCTTGCTTCAAAATAAATGTTTTCTGTTAAACATTTTCTATCATCTCCAAATGCACTATTCCATGCAATCAATAATATAAAAACTATCAATATTAATTTTACATCTGTCCATCCCATCACGAAACCTCTTTAACTTCTTGTACNACACTTTTTGGAATGATAGTAGAATTACCACATTCATCAATACTGCCATCATCATTAAAATTAAAATCTGATACGATTCTAATCATCTCCTCATTATCATCAATTAAAAAACCTGTACTTAAACATCTAGGTAAAGAAGATTCTTTAACATCTTCAACACTTCTCCACGAACTATCAGATACTATATCAACCCAATATACATGGACAAACTTATATGGTATTTTTTTAATTTGTCTACTCATAATTAATGGAGCGTATGGATTGTACTGCCCAATCTTCTACAGGATGGAATCCTATCGTAATACTTTTATACCACATACGCATATCCCTCGTTAAAGTGCTACCACCAACTCTTTGATGAGGTCGAGAGAGAGAGTGAGTTGGTGATAGCGTAACTTTTACTATATCCTCATCATCTGAAACATTATAACAGCTTGACACAACTATTGTCAAGTTTTTTATACTCCAGAAGCACTTCCAGGCGCTTGTGGATATACAGGTGGTTTTTGAATCATGAAATCATCATCCCAACCAAATGCTTCTTTTACTACATCCTTTGATAAACCTTTATACACTTTATGTAAATTTTTATCTTTTGCATCACATAATACTTTTGCTTCACTTTCATGTAGACCTTCGCACATTTGAATAAACATTTTTTCTTTCTGTGCTTGTGGTGTATCATTGTCTGCACCCTTAACAAAGTGCCAAAGTTTTTTTGATTCCATTTGTAAAACTGTATGTTCAGTTCCCATAGGAGCATCATTTTTATTAAAAGGTACTTCACCTTCTGGTATCACCCATTCTATTTTAGGGTCAAAAGATGCCTTCAACAACATTCTTAATGCTGGTGTGTCATTTGTTATTAGTGTTGCTACTTTTTCTACTTTTGTTTTCGCCTTGTGTACTTTATCAAGTATTTCTGAAAACAGTAGTGTGTGTGTCTGATATGCCATTTTAAAATTCTCCAATTTGTTCAGTTAGACTTTTTAGTCGTTTATCTATAAAATAATTTAACAACTTACTTCTGTCACCACTAGTGGCAACATTGAAATCATCTAGAATCTTTTTTTCTAATTCTTCTGGGATATTATCCAGATTAATCAGTCTATTGTTTCTTTGATAATTTCGTTTCACTTCATTATCTAGTTCGTCAATTTCTTGAGCTAATATACTTTCAATTCTTTTAGATGTTAAAGGTCTTTGCCTTAGTGCATCTGTAAATGTATGGTCTGGTGATAATACATTAGGTATTCCATCTGACCTATCGCCTTTAAGTATATGTTCTTTTATATATACAACAGGGTCAACCCCATTTATATGTTTCTTTGTAATAGGACTATACTGTCGTACATTATTATATTTATGCAACTGAATAAAGTCCTTATCACCAGATACAATCATAATTTTTTCGTCTTGATACTTCTTACATAGTACAGCAATAATATCATCTGCTTCAGCACTATAGGTTTCTACAACTTTGTATGGCAGAAACTCATTGACTTCTGATTTGATGTCATTGAGCAATCCAAAAATCTTATCCCAATCTTTGTTATCTGATTCTCTACCTTTCCTACGACCTGCTTTATATTGTGGGAATACATCTCTACGCCAACAATTTTTAGAATCGTATGTTATGACTACTTCACCATACTTTTCATTAAACATATTACGATATAGCCGTACTGAATTTAATATCATATGTCTGACCATTTCTTCATCTAACTGATTGTCATTCATATTCAAATGCATCATTACAGATGCAATTGTAATCTGGTTCATGTCAATTAATATCATATTAAATCCCTACAGTAAATTAGAAAGGGTGGCACTTATTTTTTCGGAGGCCACCCCCACTAAATTTTTTACTTCTAAGAAGCGTATCCTACGCCGTTTCCATAAAGTGCTTTGATTCCAGCAGCGATGATTGTTTTATCAGCCTTGCCGTTCATTAGTACAGCACCTACACCAGCATTAATAATTGCCTGTGTTGGTTCACCCATTCTATAGGAAGTACCTTTAGCATCTTTGTTAGTATAAATCATGTAACCTTGACTTCTTAGTTTGTCCACCATTGCTTGTGGTGAAGTTAGGTCAAATGTGTTTCTTAATGTTTTCCAAGTAACTGTTTTACCAGCTTCAAATGCATTAATAACTCGTTGTGTCTTTGATAGTTTCTTTCTACCCATGTTATAATCTCCTATGATTATTAAATTTTAAGTTGACTAATTTTATGCCTCTAATAGTCATATCGGCAATTACTTTGTGTAATTCTTTATTCATCTTTTTCATCTTCTTCTTCTTTAAGAAGTCTTAATTCTTCTTTTTCTTCATCAGAAAGTTTATTCAAAACATCAATATCTGATTTAAACTCTACCTCAACTTCATCTTCTTCACTTTCTATTATTTCACTAACCATTTCTATAACATCTGCCAAGAGTGGTGAATCAAATCTAGAATAATGTAAGTCTATACCATCTTCTGTTTCTTTTCTTTCTGGTGACATTATCTGTTCAATAAATCCTTGTATGATATGTGGTAGACCTTCTTGTCTTGATAAAGTACCTTTAATTACTTCTGACAAAAAACCTACATCTAATATAAACTGTTCGTCTGCAATGTCATAACCATTTTCACTAAAAGTGTGTATCATCTGAACCATAACATTCTCAGTCATTGCATCAATCTTAGCAAGTTTTTCTTTCATCTGTAACTGAGAATTGTTTCTGTCTAATTCTCTATCATACTTTTGTTTAATCCATGTTGTAGTGTTCTTATCGTACTTGTTAGATACAGGTTCAGAGCCCCATGGGCCATAGATAACATTATCCACATCATTGTCCTTTTCATCTGTCATGTTATAATTTTATTCTCAACTGGCACAACTGCACCAATGTAATTTAAATAGTTTTCTTTTATTTCTGGTTTAGGTTCATTAACAATAATAATATTATTTTCTTTAATACTCATTTCTTCATTTTCTGCAAATGGAATAAATGGTGAAAAGTATAATTTAGTTTCTGCACCTTCGCCTGGATTTTGTGCCATTGGTATTAGTACAAAAGGTTTTGATATTGTAGTTATACTCTCATCTGAGTATGTAACTTCTGCAACTATATCTTCACCTGTTGTCAATCTTAATAATTTTACATTCATTACGATATCCTTTTTCTGTTAATTCTTTTTCTCGGTTGATGTGGGCCTGGTGTTTCAGCAAACTTTCTCAACCACCTTTGTTTACCAGCAGCTTTTGCCAGTCTTTTCTTTTCACTTTTTTTAGTGTGAAATTGTCTTTCATGAAAATCGTTTAATCTACCATCCTCTAAAACTTTCTTTTTAAATATTCGTAGTGATTTATTAAAATCATCACCAACAGATACATTTAATCCTTTGGATTCTTCTTTCTTAATCTGTTTCTTATTAAACTTTTTTTTCTGTTCATTACGAACTTGAAAGTTTGGTCTAGGTTTGTTTGAATTAGTTTTCAATCTACATATTCCTCAAAATAAATACTGTTTGTCATTTTATAAACTACTGTTAGTGCATCATACTTGTCTTTTATATTTACATCAGCTAATTCAGTTAACAGTCTTAGATTATTTTCTAGTATTTCTAAAGCGTCATCTTCTGTAATGTCACCACCTAATATCTTAGTAGCGACAGTTGATAAAATTGTATCTGCATCATTCATTACGCCGCCTCCAACATTGACATTGGAACTCTGTAATTCCCACCAGAATCTAAAGTAACCACAGCATTTTTTTGTAATATTCTTACTATCACGCCTGGTGTTTTCTTAGTTTTTTGTACCATGAAAACCTTCATGCCTGGTTTAAATGTCATCTTTCCGTTCATAACCATCAACTCACGAGCTAAATCCATAACCTCATTCAGTCCAGAATTGTCTAGTTTCTTCATTTCATTCATTAGTGTTTTATTCATAATCTCTAACCTCTCTTTTATCAATTTATGGGACCAGTATAACAGCCCCGAACATATATTGTCAACCCCTAATTTAGATATAGTGGGCCTGTCCATTCTATAGGGTACATACCATCTATTACATTCCCTCTGGCTCTGTTTAGTGCTGG